TCTTTTCCCTTTGGCTCTTTTACCTTTGGCTCTTTTACCTTTGGCTCTTTTACCTTTGGCTCTTTTAGTTCTTTTGGCTTTTTTGAAACTTTTGGTACTTTTTCTTTTTGATTTATTAACAAAGTAGGTGTTTGCATCGTATCGTTATGTTACTTACTATGTACTATGTACGTTGAGTAAGTAATTTAATTTAAGTTGTTTTCATAAATTATTTACGAGTAAAAAAGTAAAAAAAGTGTTAGTTGACACTTATCTTTTGTCTATCTACTTACTTTTGCATTTGACCTTGTGACCGAGTTTGCATTGGATGGTGACGTTTCAAGTTGACATTATGCTGACGGCGTCGACGATACACTTTGACGTTTGGAGTCGGAGTTGGAGTCGACTTGATTGTTGATGAATTTTTGCCAAAAGCAGCTCCCATTTCTATTTCGTTCTTACCATATGAAGTCATAGATACAAATGTAATATCAATTTTTTATCAAAAACATACATGACAAAATAAAAAAAGTACCTGTTAATAATCGGGCTTTGTTAGAAACTTATTAACTATAATTGTTTATTATGTCACCTTACCTTAACATATTATACAAAATACGGTTTTAATTCACATTTGTTTTTCTTAGTGCGACTGTTGTTTCTGAATCTTGAGTAATCTAGCAGACTGTCTGCGTTTGTCATCACGTTTCACCCAGTAGTCAGAACGTCTTTCTGTTTTTTCTCTTGGAGTTTGATTTTGTGGAATTCCAAGTGAAGCTTGTTGAAGTTGTACCATGGCATCTGCGGCATCTGCAAGACGTTTTTGAGAACGGGTTCGAACCGGTTGCACATTTTCAAATGGCTGTGGCTGAATGATGGTTTGAATGGAGTTTGTAACTGTGATTGTGACTTTTTTAGTAGATTTTTTCGCAACTTCGGATTCGACGACACTCTTGACATTATTTCTGGTACTGCGTCTTGGAGTTTTGACTTCAACTTCGATATAGTCTTCAGGTTCTTTTGAAGAACGAAGACGTCCTCGACCACTACTGGTTGACATTTCATTTTTTTCGCGTTGTTCGCGTTCACGTTCAGTGAATTGTCTCCATGAGAACTGATTTGAAGTTGCACGAGTGCTGCTCATTATTATTTGACTTGTGGATATCACTGCATTATCATATCATAATGCACATGAATTCAATCTCAATTTTTTTTCATTTTTGAATACCAAGTCACTATTTTTAAGGTAATAAAAAAAAGGTTAATTATATTTATTTATTTATTGAGTCATAGGTGTCATAGGTAGTTCATAGTCAGTGCGTCCTGTACATGGTATTCACGCTTACCAATTTGTTTTTGGTAATATACTTACCGGTTGGTTCAACAATCAGTACCCCCAAGTCTCCCATCTCGTTGTAGCATACTTTGTTTCTTTCTCCTCCAGTCGACCCCAGGTCTTCGATTTTTTTTGGTTCTTGTTCAGCTTCATCAATGTCAAACAACTGTTGGATTGCAGTGTCCCAACGTAACACCCGCCAGCCTCGATGTTGACCCTTCCATCGACCATCCGCGTGTCTCTTGCTTGCAGCATTTTCAAACGGGTTTCGAATACGTGACCGCGTAATACCGTGATTTTGGCAAGATGCGCAATGTGTGTCCCATACATTGTCCCAACTGTCTTTTCCCATTTCACATTTGTACCAGGTTCCTTTATATTCAGGTACTTGTTTAGGGTTTCCAACCACGCGTGACGAAATTGCGGTACTTCTTGAACAACCCAACTGCTGTAACAACCGACGTGCCATATATTTGGTCAATCCAGTTTCAGGACAGTCGGGATGACGCGTTTTGGAAACTCGTTCCCGAACAATATAGTTTTCACAACCATCACCTTCCATTTCAACGCTTTGACTACTCACACTCTCTCCATCTTCGGCAGCTTCTGCTGAGTTTAAACTTGAAACCTTTCGCATTGTCCATCTTGTTGTAATTTCAAAATACTGGTCATACGTAATTACCCCTGCCGATAACTGAAAAGTTGGTAAATGACCGTACACTTGAATTCGTTGAAACTCGTTTCCGTATCGCTGTGTATAATGATTCACCCGTTCTTGAGCTTGAGCAACCGTAGTGTATTGTACCACATGTCGAAAGTCGTGGTACGCAAAGATTCTGTCATGGCATGCCCATTCGGTTGACCGCGACGATGTTTGGTCAATCACAAATATGTACTTTCGTCGAGGACCTTCGGCAAGGTCGTCCCAGTATGATTGTTCGGACCATTCAATTCTGTCAGCACGTACAGAAACAGCGGTAGACTTTTGAGCAGGTTTCACGCATCCGGTGGACTTGTCATAAATGATGCTGTATCCATGTCCGTGTAACTCTAGAAACCTGTAAACGTAGTTAATGAAAATATGAAATGCTTTGTTCTCGACTTTGTTTCCGCCTTCACTGTATGACAACCGCAATACGATGCAGTTCCTTCTCGGATTCACTTTAACCGCTTCATTGAGGTCGTTGATGATTTGCCGTCCTTGTTGTGAAATCACGAAACCACTTTCTGTTTCTGTTTCAACTTTTTCAAAGAATGGCAACGCGTTTGTAACTAGACCCTCTTGCAGGAACCGATTCGAACCGCAGTAACCTTCGGATGGCACGTATGTAACTTGGTTGGTTACAAGAATGTCGTGAAGAAACTCATGTTCTTCCAGCGTTTCAAGACATCTTGCCGATGCGTAAATGACTTCTTCAGGCGTTGCACTGTACAAAATCACTTTTACGGTGCATTCGCGAATGCTGCGAATGAACTGCCACAAACTGCTAAGGATTTGAAGTGGTGCAGTAGCATAGTCGCATTCATCCAAGTGCATCACAATAATTTTTCTTTCACGTACACGTTCATTAATCCAGGCTTTGCATGCATCCACTCTTTTGTGACTGGTTGTTGAAAATACAGTGAGGTTTTGTTGACCCAGCTCTTCACGTTGTTCAGCGTCGGCGGTCCTGTGCCAGGATGATACAAACATATGAACCCGTTCTGAATTACCTGAACCTGACACGATGTCTCGTTGTGCAACATACTCCACAATTTCACGCTTACCACTTTTCACAGGAGCCTTGATAGATATTTTCGAATGACCGGGGCTGTGGATATAAGGCAGTAAGTACTGCTTGACCCAATTCGTCATATGCGGTCTTGCTCGTTCGAAATAATCAACTGACCACGGTTTCTGTTGTTGCTGTTCTGACATATTTGCAATGCATGATTTTGGCATGATTATGAATTGAAAAAATAATCAATTTTTTTTAAGTGCCGACTTCACGCTCCATCACTGTCATCGCACGTATTTTGATTTGGGTTTTGGTGTTGATGTTGATGTGCACGCTTTTCTTCGGTCAGTTCGTTGTAACACTTTCGACATACGGGAATGTAGTTGGAACATCCGATTAATTTTTGTTCGGTCTCATTGGTAACTCGAAAACTGAAAATGCCTCGTGTTCCGTCGCGGCACTTGCTGCACAAGGATGTCAATTTGTCGATTTTGTCACAAAATGGAATGAGGTCGTTTATGGGCCCAATTGGAGCGCGCATAAAGTCACCGTCCAACCCACATATATAAACCCGCTTATTATCGACGTCCACCCATTTTCGAACGTAATCAACAATGTCCGGAAAGAACTGTCCCTCGTTTATCAAAATAACGGCCGCGCTCCGAATAGCAAACCCGTTTACAGGGTCCACTACCAAATCTTTGATTTGAACGCCACGAATGCAAGGAATCATAGTTCTGTCATGCGTTGACATCATTGTATCAGAGTACCGCGTGTCTTCAGCATAATTGATTGCAACCACGGGAATACTACAAAACAAACACTGCTTATGAATTTCAACTAACTTTGACGTTTTTCCGGAAAACATGGGGCCTAAAATGAGTTCAAGGTATCCATTTTTGGACGATGTTGCGCTATGACTGGATGATAACGTGAACGAAGGCATAGATGCTGAATGATGAAGCATTTGAAAAATTGGAAAATTATTGCGTATATACCTTCACCTATCATTTTATAGACAAGCGATTAACGCAACAATTTTACTTATATTGTTTATTTCCTTCTTTCAAAAACTTCAAATGCGAATACGCGTATTATTATTCTGTTTAAATGATATTAAATATTGGGAAGCTATTCTATACAAGTTATACAACTATGACAGCAACGACCCCGTACTTTGCGTCTTCCACGCCGTGGGTTGAAAAGTATCGGCCAAAAACATTTGACAACATTGTACTTGACAAAACAAATCAAGTTATTTTCAAAAACATTATTGAAAAGGGTTATTTCCCAAATTTGTTACTGTATGGTCCCCCAGGAACCGGAAAAACCACAACCGTTATAAATTTGGTAAACGCATTTCAAAGAAAGTATACAACGCCAATGCCAACCCCAGATACAGAATATGCGGGGGCTCAACCCACTCTTGGTCTTGGAACCGTTATTCATTTGAACGCATCTGACGAACGAGGAATCGATGTAATTCGAAGCCAAATCAGTACCTTTGTAAATACCAAAAGTTTATTTGGACGAGGCTCTCAGCTAAAGTTCATTATTTTAGATGAAGTCGACTACATGACAAAAAATGCACAACAAGCGCTGCGCTACTTAATCAACAATTACAATAAAGAAAGCGCATGTAACGTTAAATTTTGCCTGATATGCAACTACGTCAGCAAAATCGACGAGTCTCTGCAATCGGAGTTTGTAAAAATGCGGTTCAACCAGTTACCTGAAACATGTATTATTGATTTTTTAAACCAGATTAATGTTGCTGAAAAATTACATTTGTCGGATACCACATTACGTAATATTCAAACCTTTTTTGGTTCCGATATTCGCGGAATGATAAATTACATGCAGTCCAATCAGTCGGCATCCGAATCCACATGTAAAATTATTCATCCGGGTATATGGAATGCACTACTTGATTTAAAAACTGCATCAGAATTATCGCGCAGTTTGAATCGAATCAGTATAGAATACAGTATTGAAAAAAAAAGTATGATATTGCAGTTCCTGAATTACATGATTCGAACGCGTCAACACGATATTACCTCCGAACTCTTGACTCAAGTTGAACACGCCATTCACAACCAAGACTATAAGTCCAATCACGTTGTTGAATACATAAGTCTAGTCATTGTAAAATGGAAATCTATGTTGAAACATAAATAGAATATACTATAAAATTGAACTTAAAGACCATTTAAAGACCACTTTACTCTACAGTACAATCATAGCACCGTCAAAAAATGACCAACATCGATGACGACTGGGAAGTGTTCAAGCGCAACATGCATACCGGTGATGATATAGATTCATTTCACTCATTGGAAATGGATGCGGGAGGAGCAACTGCCGCATCGACGTGGGTTCCGCCATTTCAAGGGACAGTTCCGGTTTGTAGTCCAATCTATATTTCAACTACAACAAAAATAGCGCATTTGAACCGAGAAATTGACATCAAGGAAGTGTTTTGGAACATTCCAGTCATACGCTACGTTCACCCTGTTGAAGGCGTTATCAAAAAACAAATCAAATTTTCAACGACGAGTAAAGCCGAATACGAAGAAATAATGACACGTATTAGCAGAGAAAAATGTTGTGATAATCAGGAAATAGAGCACATTGACAATCCCGACGGTAGAATAAAATTCAAAGACCAGCGCAAAATCAGTGTTGGTATTTCAAAAAAGGACATCATGTGCTACCGAAGCAAAAAAAAACGGGCGTTCTTCAATTGTTTTGTAATTATCATTCGAATTCAACTTCCAAATTTGAGAGACTCTACTTCTTCAGATTCGGAACCAAGGGGATTTTCACATCTTCCCGAATTTAAAGAGATGCATGTGAAAATTTTCAATACTGGAAAATTGGAAATACCCGGCATACAAAACATTGAAACACTAAACTATATTCTTGAAATGGTTACACGCATTTTACGACCAGCGGTTTCAATGGACCTTGCATATGTTCAAGAAACTTGCGAAACAGTACTTATCAATTCGAACTTCAACTGCGGATTTTACATTGACAGGGACAAGCTACACGAACTTCTAAAGTACAAATACAGAATCAACAGCAACTATGACTCCTGCTCCTACCCTGGAATTCAATCCAAGTTTTATTATGTGCGCGGTAGAAGTATTCAAAACGGACAACAGCCACACTTCAATAAAACCGACAGTCCAAAACCCGACTTTTGTGAAATTTCGTTCATGATATTCCGAACTGGCAGTGTATTGATTGTCGGAAAGTGCTCTGAAGAAGTGCTCTTCGTGATATATGACTTTCTAAAAACACTCTTGGAGGAAGAATACGACCACATTGTGAATCGCGAACATGACCAGAACAACAGTAACTGCAACGAGCTTGTTACTGCTACTACTAGTGCTACCGCTACCGCCACACCATTACAAAAAAAACAACCTGCAAAAATACAAAGACGAATCATAACATGTTCCGAAGTGCAGAGTATCAATGGGCTAACTATTTAACTGTTAATAGTTAATAAATAGTTAATAGTTAACAATGAGTGCAAACGAAAACAACGCGGCCGTGATGCGCATGCGGGTCGTCGGTTTCTGCGTTTGGATAAAGAATATCTCTAGCGGTTCGACCGTGAATGTGAAACAATTGACTTTTTTCAACTAGGGTTCGTATTTTATGAAACTCACGCTTTCGTTCCAAATCGTCATAAATGGTTAACAGTACGTGCGTGCAAATATCTTGCGACAGACGTTTCATGCCGTCATCTATTGTCATATTCAAAACCTCCCGAACCCTATCACGGTCCACCGTGAAAGGAATATTACTGTACTCGTGAAACACATCACATGAAACACTTAAAAAAATGGTTACATCACGATTAATATTATTGTTTATGTTGTAATGACACGGCATTCGATTGGAATGGATTGAATTGAATTGCACACTCTAATCACTCTATTACTATTTTACTATCAAAATCAAAATATCAAAATAAGTTTATATGGTTTTACATCTATATGTAAACTTATTTTTTTTAGTTTTTAATACACTTGGGGACTTGGGAGAATCGAACTCCCGACCTCTTGCACCCAAAGCAAGCATCATACCCCTAGACCAAAGTCCCAACCATAATTTGTATGTTCTTTTACTATTTTTATTTTTTTTGGGGTTTGAGATGATTATCAGCTATATTCACTTGGCGGAGGCAACTGCTGCGGCGCCACCAACCACACTCTTCGAAAAGTGAGGAGACATGAAACGCTGCAAGTTAAAGTATGTCAGCTCGTCACTGTCCTTCAGCTTGAGAAGCTTCTTCAACTTGGCGTCGGGCAAAATGCGACGACCGTTCGCCTTGTCTTGCAACTTGTTGTCGCGGATGTATGCATTAATCTCGCGAGTCACCTCGGTCCTTGCCATCTCAGAACCGTTGCTCTTGCCGAGGAATGCAGCAAGCTCATTGGAAATGAGGGTAGGCTTGACAAAACCGGAAGGCTGGCGGTTGATGTTCTTGCGACGCTTCTTCTCGCTTGCCTTACGGGCAACACGAAGCTCGCGCTCAACCTGACGCTCAATGCCGCGAAGCTCGGAACGAAGAGACGCGAGTGCAGAAACGAGGGTCTGTAACTTGCTGTGAGACCCTGCAAAAAGGCTGGTCTCTTGAGCAGGAGTAGCTGGAACAGCAGCCGAATCGTGGACTGCGACGGCAGCAACCTCGGACTTGACGGCCTTGACCACCTTGGGCTTGGCGGCTCCACCTGAAGATGCAGGTGCCTGTGAAGAAGCGGCCGCAGGAGCAGCCTTGGGAGTCTTGGGCTTAGCAGGAGTAGCAACCGGGGCGGCAACTGCAGGGGAAGCAGCAGCAACAGAAGAAGAAGAAGAAGACTGTTTGGCCATTCTAAACGAATTTATTTGTGAGCTTGTTGGTTTGTTGTTTTATACTCCTCTTAGAGGAGTCTGTTTAAGTTATTTTGACACATAATATATATTTTGTTACCGTACGTCATGCCGATTATGTATGATGTCAAAAATTCAATAAAAAGTAAACCAATAAGTAAAATTTATCCGTTGACGTCAAAGTACCATTTCGATGACAAGTATTTGGGTATGGTAGCGAGTGAAGAATCGCCCGACTTCAAGTTGGGTCCGCGATTTACAATTTCCTGAAGTTCACTCGTGCCGATTGCGTAGTTGTAGTACTGAAGGTCCGAAATGTTTCCAGCAAACCCGCCATTTTGAGCAATGTACACGCTTCCATAATTCTGGTATGGGATACCCTTCAATACTTGACGTTTGGTGAGTTGGCCATTAATGTAAATGTCTACTGTGGAGTTTCGCACCTTGATAATCAAACATATCCACTTTCGCACCGGTATACTCTCGACAGTTATCACGTCCATCGTTCCACCGCTCTTATCGTACTTGTTCATCGCTACCTTTAGCGTGACGGTTTGAGTATTTATATTGGGGTTTTGTGGATTTCTACTTACGTTGTCTATTTGAAAAAACACGCCAGGAGATGCATTGGGTCCAACTGTTTTAAGAATTGCATTATCCCCACTGTTTGCTCGTGCAATATTGTCACCTTTATGAAAGATGTGTTTCAATCGTCCTATATCCTCGGCAACCCCAGGGTCCCGAATGAAAAACCACACTGACCACGTGTATTCTATGCCGCCATCTTGGTTTACTGACCGAGTTATCGGAATCGAGCCTTTTATTCCCGGGTCTTGCGTGATAACTCTTGACTCGGTTGCATCAATCATACCGTTTACAAGTAGAGGTTTGGAGTCAGGAGACAAAAACACCGCAGCCACGCTTATAAATATACGAAGCAATACAATGAACCCCAATAAAACAAGTAGCAAAAATGAAAATTTAGCAACCATGGAATTTGAATTCAAAAATTCGTTCGAGTTGGACAAAAGTGAATCAACTGTTCCTGACCCGAAGCTGCTTAATGACGGCAAAAGACCACCCGAGTCTGGAGCATCCGTGGTTGC